TCTCTTCTGATTCAACTGCTAGTTTGTCTAGCTCTAAATCTCCTAGTTCTCCTAGTCCTTTTACTTGTGGTAGTGCGGCCGCTATCTTGTCAAACTCTGCATAAGATTTTTTAAGTGCTTCTGCTGTTTTAGGATCGACGTTTTTCATAACCTCACCTGTTTTTTCTTTGTTAGCTTTGGCTTGTTCTTTTTTATCTACCTCTTTGAATGCCTCTTTGACATTTGGTAAATTAAGAATATCTTCTAATTTTTTTGTCATCTGCGTATTTACTTACGTTTGCCGTTGTGAAAAAGGTCATCTTCTGAAACTACCCTAAATTTTATTTTTCTTTGTCTAGCATAAGCAGTAGCGGCCTCCCATTTGGCCATGTTTAACACAACTTGTTTTTTCTTTGCTAGACTTTTTCCAGCACGTTCCATTGTTGTTTGATCAGCAGGTTTAACTTCTACCATCTCTGCATGTTTTTTTCCATTCTTATCATTGTATACTATAAAAAAATCCGGAACGTACACAGTGTACTTGCCTGTGAATGGATGTCTGTACGGAATCTTTATTGATTCACTAGCCCATTGATAGACGTTAGGATGTTCGTCACATAATCTCATGAAAGCATGTTCCCAACTTGATCTGTATGTCGGAGTTTTTAAGCCAACATACTTGTCGCCATTCTTTGGTGAAAATTTTCCTCTTGCAAATTTTGGTAGCATTAATCTAGAATGTTTCTAGATACAAGTTCTTTGGTTGCCAGTGTTTGTCTAACACCTAGTCTACTTGACTTATATCTGTTAGCATTTAATATTATTGTTATTAGTTCTGATAGTTGTACTTCCGAAGCACCAGATAATTTGTTTATTAATTCTTGCGGGTTCATGTTGTCTATCTTTGCTTGGGCCATTATCACATATGCAGTAGATTCTGCAGATGCTCTTTTAAATCCTCGCTTAACAAAAAATGCAATACAGGCATCATAATCAGCTGGATTCATTTCGTAATCTGATTGATAGTTTGTTGTTGTTAACTGTTGTATAGTTTTGTCTAAACTATTGCTTTCTTTTGGTGGTAAGTTTGTATAAAATTCAGCCATTATAATCCTACTTTCTCTATGTTAACTGTTATGTCTTGTGTTTCTCTGCTTATTTTTATGAATCCATTTGTAACTAATTTTCTTATGTCTGTTATTGCTTTAGCTCTGTAAACTCTTTTGATTGCGTTTGATGAATTTGAAAAAGTAATATCACTTTCTGCAACACTTTGTCCTGCTCTCGAACCTATGTCTTTATAATATATGTGACCTGCAATAATGTCTTTTGTTTCTGCATTAGATGTTATTAAGTTATATGATTCGTTAGGAGTAAGCAAATTAACACTGTCAAATGCTGGAGTTGATATAACTGTTGCATTTGTTGTATTATTGTTGTCGGTTAATCCTTTTGCAGTTGCTATTGTTGCCGCCGCTCCAACTATGCCAACACCAAATTGTGCTACCGGGCTTGAAATTGTACCTGCTTGTTTGGCAACTTCTAGAACACCTCTTTTCGCAATGCCTTTTAGTTCTTCCTTAGCATCTCTTTTCTTAATTTTTTTAGCATTGTTGTAGGTGTTTGATGCACCTAATATTGCACCTAGTATATTTCCGCTTTGTACATTTTTCATTACAGAACCTATACCGTCGACTACGCCACCTGGACCAAAAATACTGTTGGTTCCGCCACCTAATACTGTCAATGGCGATGGTTCGTGATCATAATTTAAGGTAGCAAATCCAGGCATATCAGTTTTGTTAACTGTACCTGAATCATACAATACTGTTTCATAATAAACCTGCATAACATTAGATAGTGTACCACCACCATCGGCGTTGTCTACAGTGTCATGAGCAAAGGATCCAATAACTGGATTTACTAATTGCATGGATGTAAATCTTTGTTTGTGTAATAAAAAAATTATAATACTTTTTAAGTAGGGTTTGGCTTTCTGTTTTGGTGTATCTAGTCCCCATCTAGAAAATCTATTTCTTGTGTTATTGTCTGTAATATAATCATATGCATTATCTTTTAGATAATTCATCATTGTTACACTGCTCCCAAGGTTAACAGAGTCAGCTATATTATACTCGTAATATTTCTTCCAAAAAGCATTTACAGTGTCAGCATGATCATCATGAAATGTAATGTTGACTGGTTCGTATTGTATACGTGTTGCCACATATGCTTTCTTGTTGTACTGTACCATCTCTTCTAGGTTCATTCCGTATCTAGGTAAGTCACAAGACTTAACCAACATATCTAATTGTGCGTCTTCTTGTGGATTGTATCCGTTAACAAACATTGATTCATCAGTTTGAATCATCACATGAAACATGAACTTCTGTTTCGGCATCAATTTGTAGTTGTCGTCTATGAACAATCTAGATGCGTGACGGAAGTCCTTCATGCCGGGTTGGCCGTTTTGGATACCTTTTAAAAAATCATTTATCTTTGGCATATACTTGTATTTATAGCCACAAAAAAAGCGCCATATAAAGACGCTTTTCTTGTATTATAAATGCTAATTCTAATTCTTATTAACCACCAGTACTTAAAGTACCAATTGTTCTAGCTACTGCTGTACCAATACCTGTTCCTGTTGGTGTTTGTATACAGTTGTCATATCTAATTGACATTGTGATTGTAGCTGGATCTGAAGTTGCGTATGCTAGTGAATTGTAGTTAACGTTTTCAACATAAGCACCGTATAGCTCAAATGTTTCTAATACATTTGGTGTACTTGCTCCGTTACCACCGTCTAACATTTCAATTCGAGTTGTAAATTTGTAATCAATACCCGATGCCGCTGAACTTTGTTCAAAGAAATCAAATTGTTTCTGAATTTGTTCGCCAACAAGTTTAGTAACTGAGTTGTTTACATCATCTCTTAATGTGATTGTAATTGGTTCCCAAGTGTGTTTACCAGCAACATAAACTTTTGAGTTGTAAACGTCTAGTGTTACGTTGTCAAAAGTCAAGTTAGGTCTAGTAATGTCTACTACTTGTTTTGTTAATTCTGATCTAGGTGTTGATACTCCAAAACCTTCAAGTATTGCTCTAAAACGATATTGAAGTTTTGGCATCAACAAACCTTGTGATGCTGAACTTTGATCGTTGCTTAAAGGTACTGTAAATTTTGATAATGTTGATATTGCCATATATTTTCTCCTTTATCGAAAATTAGTTTCCTAATTTTGCAATTTCTCCTGTGTTTTTGATTCTCAACGGTATGTAAATGAATTCAACTGATTTAATTGGCTCAATTGCTATGTCTACATAAAGTTCATTTCTATCTATTCTAGTAGGTGTGTTGTTTGTGTCATCACAAACTACTAAGAAATCGTATAATGCTCTTTGACCAACTAGTTCTAATAAGAATGATTCAATTGCTTGTCTAATCTCATTTCTTGTTAGTTCATCATTTGGCTCAAAGATAAATGGTTTTCCAACTGCATCTAATTGTGTTCTCAAGTAAACTGCTAATCTAGAAATGTTAATTCTATCTAGTGCTGAACTCGCCGATGTTTTAGTTAAGTTACCAAAGTTAACAATTCCTGCTCCTGAGAAGAATGTAATTGGGTTAATTTTAACTTCATGCATTGAATCTCTCACTGACTCCGTTACAGATATTGTTTTAAATTCGCCTTCTTTTGAATCTATGTAACCAACTGCTGAAGCATTGTCAACAATACCTCTTCTTGTTCCTGCTGGAGCAAACCATGGGAAAGACACGTTGTCGCTGTTAGCTAAAGTTCTCATCATCATGTGTGATGCCGGAACAACAATTGATTTTCCTGTGTTGTCAGTTGTTAAACCTGATGGATAAAACACACCCAAGTAATCACTTGAGCTTATTAAGCCGTTTTCACCGTTGTCTAGTGCCGCTGATGAGTTATTAGCCCAGTTTTGAATTGCAGTTGACGTACCTTCTAATCTTAAAGGTGTATCACCTACTACAAACGCTGTGTTGTTTCTGTCTGTGTTTAAGTTGATCATGTTTTGCATTAACTCTGGGTAACCAGGTGTAGCAATAACATTGTAACCTCTTTGGTCTTCTCTAATTGCTTGGTTAGTATCAATCTCAGCTTTTAATTGTTGTACAAGAACTTTTCTCTGTGCTTTTCTACCGAAAGTTCCTGAACCGTTTGCATTATTGCCTGATTTAGTAACCCATCTATCTGGGTAGTAAGTTGCAACAGATTCATTACTTGCTCTAGGATTACCTAAACCGCTTGATCCACTTCCTGGATATTTTGCAGTTGTAATGTAACTGTTTTTGTATTCTTTAACATTGTAACCCGAACGTCTAGTGTTCCAAAGTAATATGCCTTGTGGATATAGTGCTGGATCTGGAGCATCTGGATCTAAATGACCGTTGCTTAACAAGTTTTTAATTGTTGAAGCCACGCCTGCCGCTGTGCTAGTTCCCGCCGCTTTGTCAGTTGATGTGTGCCATCTTGCATCTGCAAAAACAATACCGTCTTCTGTTGTTTGGTCACTGCTGTCAACTAGTTCCCAAGCCGCACCTGATGTAGTTACTGCTACTTGGTTGGCTGTGTTTGAAGAACTTAATGTTGCTGATGTGTTATATTTGTAAACTTTTGGATAGTTTTCTAAGTCTGAAGTATCAATCCATAAGTCGTTAGTTACAAGTGCAGTACCATCTGACTGTGTAGTTGGTGCTGTTGCACTAAACTGTGGACCATTTGTATCTGTGCTTGAGTATGCAGTTGCATATCCAACCCAAGTAGTACCATTGTGTGCCATAATGTCTGCAACATCAACGTTAGTGTCATACCATAATGTACCGTCTGCTGGCTCATTGTTTGGTGTGTTTTTACTTGCTGTGTAACTTAATCTCTTCCAGTTAGAAGCAATCACTTCTGATGCTGTTGTAGAATCTTCTGTGTCACCTGCTGGTGCAACATATAAGTTGTCTACTAAACTTGAACTGTTTAGAGTGTATCCACCATATGGATGTGCTTGAGAAGTTCCAAAGCCTGCATCGCCTAATGGGTCACCGCTAGTGTTGTTCATTCTAATATCACCGCCTAGTGCATGTTCGATAACAATTTCACCAGTTGCTAATTTAGAAGCTTTAATGTTAATAAGTCTTGTAGTGGAGCTAGCCGCCGCACTTGCGTCAACCTTACCGTTAATGTCTGCTATAAAGGCGTCAACAGTTGTACTACTCATTGTAACTGTAATAGGTGTACTCATTGCCGCTTGATTTTTTCTAGACTCACTTATTGTAAATGTTTGGCCTTGTGTAAAAGTTGATGATGTTAATCTACTAGTAATAATAGTTTTTCCACCCTCGTATCTAAACAATTGGAAGTCACCAGTATTTTTTGTAGTGTCAACTTGTGAACCATCTGTTGTAACAATTTTTTGTTCAGTTATGTTGTACTGTGAGTATAAAGTTCCAACTGTTAATGCAGTTCCACCGTTCGCCGCGTCTAGGTTATAGATCGCAGAGTTGTGTGTTGCATACAATGGTGCCGCTACTGCTGAGAAACTTGCACTTGCTGAACTGTAAAGTTTAGTACTAATGTGTGCTCCTGAGTTAGCTGAAGTTGTTTTGAACCAAACTGAACCAGTTGGTCTGTTTTCGTCTGCAGTTTTCCAAGTAGGTCTGTTTGTGTGTTTGTCTTGTAAAAATTTAGGTGCTCTAAGGTTTCCTGCTGTAATTCCTAAACCAGCTAATAAACCTGTACCTTCTTCAAAGAAAAGTATTTCTCTGTCTGTAGAATCACCAAGCTCACCACCATCATGGAATATATCTAAGTTTCCTGATGTAGCGTTAATGCTTGAACTCACTCCTGGAATGTTTCCTGAATTAATTGCCGTGTTAACATTTGATAATGCAGTTCCACCTGTCGCAATTGTTACGCCATTGATCTTCATGTTTTGACTATTTGTTACTGCTGTTCCAGACGCTACTGAAACTACAGGTAGTGATAAGTGCCATGCACTTGAACCAACTTGTACCCAAGTATTGCTTTCAGTTTTTTTGAAAGTTTTGTTTGAAACGTGTGTTGTGTTAATTGCGTAATCACCAGTAATACCAATTGAAGTTTTAGGTCCTCCAGTTGAAACGCTTCCAACTAAATCAGTAACTGCTGTAATAAGTGTTGGGCTAATTGCCGTAAATGCTTGATCTGTTTTTGACCACTCAAATAATCCAAAGCTAGTTGATGCAAGGTCAAACCAGTATGTACCATTTGTAGGTTTAGCAGTCGGAGCCGATGCACTTCCTAGTAATTCACTAGTGTCAACATTTGCTCTTAAAACGTATGCTCTGTTGGCAACTCCTAAGAAAGAGTACGCCGCTTGTAGACCCCATTCATTTAATTCATATCCGTGTAATGAATTGCCTGATGCGTCTTGATAAAATTTTGGATCTCCAAAAGTTTCTGTTAATTCTCTTTGAGAAGAAATCAAATAGGCAGTGTTAGCATTTGCAGTTGTTGTTCCTGCCGCTGTGTTATCGCCTGATCCGTTTTTCTTATCTTGTGATGATGCTACTATAAAAAGTGGTGTAGTACCTGCATCTGAAGGTACATAGAAACTCTCGTTTATTACACTTACTTCTACTCCTGGTGCTGTTAATGCCATGTTACGTGTTCTCCTTGCAAGTTTGTACGTATATACTGAAGTATTTATAAGAATGTTGGCAATTTGATACATAATTTGCTAAAACCGTGGTGCCTATATAGGCAACGTAAATACTAGTATATGAACAATGCAGTTAGACCCTTATGTGTGGAATGTAAATCTAAACCTAGAGCATATGCTTATAGGAAAGTTGACAAAATCTATTGGCGTAGATTGTGTGATACTTGCAATCGTAAGAAACATAATAAGAAAGTAGGAGGAGTGACAGCACTGCAACGTTCAGGTTACAAGAAGAAAGCCAAGTGTGAGTTGTGTGGATTTAAATCTCAAAACCAAAGTCAGTTAGACGTGTTCTTTGTAGACGGCAATTTAAGAAATACTGTTGTAACTAATTTAAAAACTGTTTGCGCCAATTGCCAAAGGTTGCAAGGGATCAAGCGTCTCGGCTGGCGTTTGGGCGATCTTGTTGCTGACGATTAGGTCGTCAATTTTTGCATATAATTCTTCTTTTGTACCATCATTATCGATAGTAAAATCAAAGTCCCAACCCATCCAATCCCATTCTGATTGATGTTCACCTTTTTGTTGCATTTCTTCTCGTGTGGGCAATTCGCCTCTTTTGACCAGTATTACTTTGCCACCGGATTTTCTTATCATTTTAAGTTCATTTTGAAATCTAGTGTCAGCAATTACAGTTGGCTTGCCGTCATATCTCATTAAACAACTATCGATCCATATAGCATCATGCATTCCTTGACGCATAACTTCTGTGCCGAAATATTGTAACACCCATCTAGGCGTGACTTCTTTGCCAAATTTTTCACTCCAAAATTTATCCGGAGTTTCTCTCCATGCTCTGCTATCATCAGTCTTGCCTTCCAGCATTTCTCTGTCCCAATTGAACATGGAACTGACTGCATCTTTTAAACTTTTTGCGAATGAATCTTTACGGAAATTATGTTTCTGTACAAGTCTATCTGCGACTGTACCTTTACCAGAACTTATTAAACCTACTACACCTATCAACATAGGTTTATTATACTATTTTTTTAAACGTTTTTCAATCTCTTTTTTAACATCGTGAATCTGTGTTAATACCAGTCTACGCATACTTAACTTTTTTTGTTTTAAGCAATGAATAGACATATTCTCTAGGTCGTCGACCATGTCTGCTAATTCATCTAAAGTACATTTGGGTAGTTTTTTATATTTGGAGTCTATCATGATACTACTATTTAAACCACTTTATGGTAAAGAAATCTAGTACTAGAAGTTAACCAATAACAAAACTGTGAGGTGTACCACCTTCTTGGAAGTTACCAATCTCGCCTTCTAGTCTTTCCATTTCAGCTTGGCCTTCGCTTTTTAAAGCATCACCATTAAGTGTTGTTCCGCCTTGCGGTCCTGCAATGGTATTAAATTTACCTCTTGCTTCACCTAACATAAGTTTAGATACTGCAAGTGTATAATCCCTAATCCACGGCTTAGAATATATGTCTTTGAATAATGTTATGTCTGGTCTGTAGTTGTCAGTGTGCATAAGAACTGTTTCGTTGTCAGCTCTAGGTCTTTGTGTAATTGTCATTTTCTTTGTTGCTACATCAAAGTGAAACTGAATAAAACTTCCAAACATCTTACCCACCATTTCTTGGTATGATGCAAAAGCATAGTAAGTGGCTAATCCACCTGTTGCACCTGCTCTTAACAAGTATGTGTTTGTGTAGGCCAAGTTGAAGGGTTCAAACAATGTACCACCTTCTCCGCCTTCGGTTCTTGATCCAACTGTCCTTCTGTTTAAATTTCTTACGTTGATAACCTCATCTGGTAAAATATATTCATTTTGATTTTTCTTAAGTTTAAGAAATGCATAAGATTCTTCTACAGCATTTGATGATCTTTGTCTATATTTGTTGAGTGCTCTAGTTAAAGCAGTTTCGTAGTGTTTTGGGTCTAATTCAACGTCAATCATGCCATCACCTAGGCTGTTCTTAACGTAATCGTATATCTCTTGTTGACCTGTTTGAAGTTCTGACATACACATATTTATTACCTTTGCCTGTGCAATAAATATGTATGATATGCCAAGATTGTCCATTTTTAAGCCTGAGAAAGGTAATGACTATAAGTTCTTCGATCGTAACATCAAAGAGATGTTTACGGTGGGTGGAACGGATCTACACTTCCACAAATACTTAGGTCCATACGATCAAGGCGATACAAACAAAGACGGGGCGGCATCACCTAGTCAGCCTAGAGTAACAGGCACAGATTTAAATGAAACGACCATACAAGATTTACTATTCTTAGAAAATAGAGACAGAAAATATGCAGATGATGTGTATGTTGTTAGAGGCATATACAATGTGCAGGATCAAGATTTTAATCTATCACAATTTGGAATGTTTTTATCCAATGACACACTTTTTTTAACTGTTCATCTAAATGATATAATTGAGAGAATAGGAAGAAAACCCATGAGTGGTGATGTAATAGAGTTGCCGCACATGAAAGAAGATTATTCATTGGATGAAAGTATACCAATTGCACTGAAAAGATACTACGTAGTAGAAGATGTTAATAGAGCCGCAGAAGGATTTTCACAAACTTGGTGGCCACACTTGTTAAGATTAAAAATGAAATCACTAGTTGATTCACAAGAATACAAAGACATACTAGGTGATGCGACAACAACTGGATCACTTGCAAGTTATATGTCAACTTACAATAGAGAAAAAACAATTAATGAACAAGTTGTTGCACAAGCAGAACAAGATTCACCTAAAGCAGGATTCAACTACAAGCAGTACTATGTTGCACCTATAGATGAAAGAGGAAACATTAGGACCGATAATGTTAACACTGTTGCACAGAGAACAAGTTCATCTAAAAAAGTAAATGCAGTAATAGATACACCGGCAAGTTCGCACTATGGTTTCTACCTAGACGGAGATGGTGTTGCACCAAATGGAGCACCTGCAGGATTTGGTATTAACTTTCCGACTTCAAATGTTGACAACGGTGATTACTTCTTGAGAACAGATTACTTGCCAAACAGATTGTTCCGTTATGATGGTGCCAGATGGATTAAAATAGAGGATTCTGTAAGAATAACTACAACTAACAATGAGACAAGAGGAAACTTTAAAACAAATTTTGTTAACAATGCAACAGAATCAACAATAAACGGATTAACAACAAAACAACGACAGTCACTAACTGATGCATTAAAACCAAAGGCTGACAATTAAGAATGCTACACTTTTACGAAGGACAGGTTAGAAAGTTTTTAACTCAATTTATTAGAATATTGAGTAATTTTTCTGTGGAAACAGGAAAAGGAAAAGAGGGAGAAGTACAATTAAGAGCTGTTCCAGTTGTGTACGGAGATCCTACAAGACAGGTTGCAAATATTATTAGAAACAACAGTGAGAATGCTTTACAGTATGCACCAAGAATTGCCGCATATGTTAGAGAATTAACTTACGACAGAGAAAGAATGCAAAATCCTTATCATATTGAGAAACAGCATTTAAAAGAAAGAGATGTATTAGCAGATGGTAGTTACAGCGATAGAGTAGGTGCTGGGTATACTGTTGAAAAAGTTATGCCTTCTCCATTTAGATTAGAAGTATCAGCTGATATTTGGTCAACAAATACAGATCAAAAATTACAAATTATGGAACAGATATTATACCTGTTTAATCCAGATTTTGAAATACAAAAATCAGACAATTATATCGACTGGACCAGTTTAAGTTATGTTGAGTTAACAAATGTAAGTTTTAGTAGCAGAACAATTCCAGTAGGTGCAGACACAGAAATAGATATTGCAACATTATCTTTCTCAATGCCTATTTGGTTGTCACCGCCTGTTAAGGTCAAGAAGCTGGGTGTTATACAAAAAATTATAATGAGCATATACGATGATGACGGTGGAATAGCAAAAGGATTAATAGACGGAGAATTAACGTCAAGAAGTTTTATAACACCAAACAACTTTGGATTATTAGTAACAGGAAATCAATTAAGGTTGTTAGGTAGTACAGGTGTTAGTGTAACATCAGGAGGTGATGGATATCACACAGGAGCAAATGAGCCAAACAACTATGATCCATTTGAAACATTTGGACCAGCAGTTAACTGGAAAATATTGTTAGAACAGTACGGAAAAGTAGTAAGTGGCACGTCACAGATTAGATTAACACAGCCAAATGGCAATGAAATTATTGGTACTATTGCAACAACTTCATTAGACGACACAATATTATTATACAATCCAGATTCGGACACAATACCAAGCAACACACTAACAGCAGTTAAGAAAATTGTTAATCCTGCAACATTTGATCCAGGCACACCTGCAAACGGTGATAGATATTTGGTTATTAATGATGTGGGAGATTCTACAGCAACCATGCAAAGTACAACTTGGGGTACACTTGTAGCAACTGTTGGCGATATCATAGAGTACAACAGTGCAACAAGCAAATGGAATATAGCCTTTGACGCTTCAGATCCAGACTCAACACAACATTATGTTACCAACTTGAACACAGGTATACAGTACAGATGGGATGGAACTGAATGGAAGAAGTCTTATGAAGGTGTATATGCCGCTGGTAAATGGAGCATAGTGCTAGACGGCGGAGCAGATCCAGGATATAATTCAAGCCTTGACGCAACCACTCCTTAATTGTTATAATAATACATGGAAAAAAATATAGTATGTTCTGGTGCATTGTTTTATTCAACCAGCACCAAACGTTTCTTATTCCTACAAAGAACTGATAAAAAAACACAAGGCATGTGGGGATTAGTTGGCGGACAAGCCAAATATACAGAGTCAGCATTTGAAGGATTGAAAAGAGAGATCACAGAAGAAGTGGGTGGCTTGCCCAAGTTTAAAAAAGTAATTCCTCTAGAAATGTTTACTTCGAATGATCAAAAGTTTTTCTTTCACACATATCTTGTAGCCATTGATGCAGAATTTATTCCTAAACTAAATGATGAACATTCAGGATACTGTTGGACTGCGTTTGAATGTTGGCCCAAGAATTTGCACATGGGTCTTAAAAATACACTGAATAATAAAAGTATAAAAGGTAAGTTACAAACTATATTAGACTTAATTGTTTAACCAGCACTAATTTTTAAAGTACCACTATCGTTCCACAGTTGTCCTGCGTTGCTTGGGTCACTTGTTGGCAAGTTTGTCATCATTACAACAGCATTTGAAAATGTTTTTGCACCTGATATTGTCTGTGTTGTACTTGTTAACACTTGTAAGTCAGTTGCCGCTCCACCTGATGTTCTCAACATCTGTACTCTGTAACCATTAACAGTTGTAGAACCTCCACTAGTGCTTGACGCTAACAATGTAACTGTTGTGCCTGATAATGATGCTGTAAATGTTAATTGATCTGTACCTTTAGTACTAATTCCAGTACTGGCCACATAAGCACCGGTACCATCTGACACTACAAAAACTTCTGCTATAGAATCATCAGTTGCACCTGCATTGTGTCCAGTGATAACATAGTGACAACCTGTTGCACCATCTGTTGTGAATGTGTCTATCTGTGTGGCACTGCTTGATATTGTGGTTGCACCCACTGTTCTTGTGTTGGTACTTGTTGCTGTACTTTGTGCATCTGAGATTAAAACCCTGTACATTTTTACTGCTGTGTTTGGCTCGTTTCCTGTTGCACGTAGTCTTACAGTGCTTCCGCTGATGTCTGCAGTCAAACTTACTAAAGGATTATTACCAGTGTGTACGTCGTTGTATGTTGTAATAAAGGCGTCAGTTCCGTTGTGGACAACCATACACTCAATGTTTTGTAATTCTGTTTTGCCAGTGTTGTTTGCACTGATATAATATTTTGCACCTCTATAACTTGCATGTGCCCATGTGTCTATGTTTTCAACAGCACTGTCGACATCTGTGTTGATTAATGTTGCTGTGTTTCCTGAACTAGTTGCTGATGTGGCATCTCCTAAAGCTATTTTGTAAAACTTAACTGAGTTCACAGTGCTTGACCCAGTACCTCTTAATCTTACTGTGCCTGAGTTAATGTCTGCTGTGTATGATATGTGTGAATTACTTCCTGTTCTAACTCCACCACCTGCTGACACAAATGCACTAGTATTGTTGTGCACCAATGAAACTTGTTGTGCCGCTATTTCTTCGTTGATTTCATCTTTTGCTATTGCTAGATAAAATGCAGAATCAAACACACTTGTTCCAAATGTATCAATATTTTTTACACTAGTCCCTACTGACAGTGTTTCACCGATTGAGACGTCATCGGACTCTGCCGCGGCCGCCGCCTGTGTGGCAATGTCAACGAAGGCTCCTGCACTTACATCATATCTTTCATACCTGGCGAGTGTTGTGTTGTAACGCAACATACCTGCCGCACCAGTCGGTGCTTGTGCCGTTGTACCTTTAGGTACTACAATGGCTCCAGTACTAGAAACTGTTACGTTACCTGTACCTTTTGCCGTTAGTGTTAAATCAATGTTTGAGTCATTACCTTGTGCAGTAAGTGCCACTCCTGTACCTGTTGCTGAACCAA